CACCACGACTTTCTAGGAGCGATTTATTGACAGCTGCCTCAGTATCAAAATACAAGCAGTATCCATCAGGATTAGTGTCCAGAAAATTCTTAACCACTGCGAGGCTAAAAAAAGTTTTTCCAGTACTAGACTCTCCAGCAATGGCAGTAATCTTATTCCCAGATACACCACCAAATATACTACCTGAAACCAGTGCATTAAAAATGTACGAACCTGTGTCCACGTAAGTTTCTTGGTCGTCGATGTCGGCGGCAAGTTTGGTGTGCTCATCTCCAACCTCTTTTATAATATCCTTTAAAAAATCCATTTCAATTAATAGCAGAGTACAAGTATAACATCAGGAGAAGAATGAATCAAGAGTTGCTGTCCTCTCAACTTTCCACCCAATCGCATCAAGAATAGCCTTCAAAGGTTCCAAGAAACTTTTATCGAACTGTAAGTCATAATCAATGTAGGAAACAACCCCAAGTTCTTTTGGAAATTCTTGAATGAACGAAATCACATTCTCGTGAATTATGTTTGGTTTTTTGAGATAGAGAAACTTAATTTTCTCTCCGTTCTGAATAAGTGAGTATTTATTGGTCAGTTTTTTCTTCTTCACATAATGATTATAAAGAAGTGCTCCACGAACATGAATAGGTGTTCCCTTTGAATAAATGTCTGAAGATGACTTCCATTTAATCACATCAGATACTGAACGAGGAAAAGCAATCTCTTCTGGGGAAAGTGTCTTGAACTTTTTCCTACTTTCATCAATGTATTCAATCACCTCATCTTCAGTTCCACTCATCATAAGTTTGAGAGCATCCTTAATCATCTGACGACAAGGTGCTGGTGTAGAAGATTTGACTGCCTCAATACCCATCATCTTGAGTTTGGGTTCAGTGTATTGAACACCTTCACTGTTCCATACGTTGAGAATGTATCGCTTCTTTGCAGTCCAGATTCCACGTTCAGCAATGTTCTCACGTTTCATCTGCATCTTCTGATCGTAAGCATTTACGTATTCCGCCAGTTCTTGGTAAGAACTTTCAATATACTTCTCAAGTTCCACTTGACAGATCTTATCAAGGATCGAAACAATGCTCTCAGAAGTTTTTTCTCTTCCTTCGAATAGTTTATCGACCAAAGGACCCATGTTGAGATAGATAGAATCAGTATCAGAAGCAATAACATAATCAACTTCCTCAGTGTGTAAGATTTTGTTTAGGTGATTATTCATTTTATTCTCAATCCAACGGATTGATACTTGACCAGAGAGAGTAATCGCTTCCGCGTTGGCAAGCTTATAATACCTGAAATACTGGTTGCCAATAGCACCATAAGCACTATTAAGTTGGATTTTACGCGCCATCTGAATGTTATTACATCTAGCAATCTCCTTCTCAAGTTCCTTGGTAGGTGTCTTTTCATAGTCCTGTTTGGCGGCAAGCATTTTCTTTTTGTAGATGGTTCGATCCTTATAGATCTTATCCATCAGTTCAGGAAGAAACCCACGAACATCCTTACGATACATTGCCCCATTAGCACATACCGCATTATCTTTATACATCTCAAAGGTCAATTCTTCGTTAAGAATTTTATCCACAGTCACACTTGGATGACGCTGATCCAGAAGTGTCTCTGGAGAGATGTTGTATTGCATAATCAAATGGGGGTATAGAGAGTTAAGGTCAAAACTCACAACCCAATCATACTTACCAGGAATTGGTTCTTTTACATAAGCACCTGCATACCTTTCATCCTTATCAGAACGAACGATTGGAGGAATTACAATGTTTCTCTTTTTCAGATAGTTGTAGATAATCGTGTCCCACATACGAACCTGAGAGAACACATCAGCATAATTTGCCTTAGCGTCATACGCCATGACGATAGCAAGTTCAATGAGTTTCATCTTGTCCTCCATTCGGTCAACAAGTTCCACGTCAATGATGTTGTATTCTACAAACTTCTGCCATCCATTTGTATAGAAATCTTTGAAGGTCTCAAACTCAGAGTGGTCAAGTTTTTTCTGTCCCAATTCTACACTCGCAATGTAATCCAGTCGATAAGATTCCTGTGCCTTATAAGTAAACTTCTTATAAAGAGTCAGATAGTCAAGTTGAGTGATACCACCAACGTCATAATAAATTTGCTCACGACCAGAAATAAAAGCCTTTCGTTCAGTCACCAATCCCCAAGGAGAAAGACGCTTCATTAACTTCTCACCAAGAACACGATCAATACGACGAACCAAGTAAGGCATGTCGTAAAACTCACTGTTCCATCCAGTTACAACTTCTGGGCAGTTTTCTTCAACCATCCACCAGTTGATAAAGTTAATCAGAAGATCATACTCAGTTTCAAACCCTTTGTAGATAACATTCTTCTGTTTGTTATTGAAAGAACCTTTTCCCCAAGTACGGATCTGTTTGGTAGCATAGTCCTGTACTGTAATCAGCAGAACTTCTTCAGCAGCAGATTCCACGTCGGGGAATCCATTTTCTGATGCTACCTCAATGTCAATAGTAGAGATTTTGATTTTCTTAGTATCAAACTTAATTTCATCTTCAGGATACATCTCAGAGATGTATTGATAGATAAACCTTTCGTTTCCAGAAATACTAAAGTTTTCCACACCCTCATACTTCTTGATGAAGTCTCGACATTCACGAACTGTTCCAGGTTGAACTGATTCAACACTATCCCCATTCAATGTCTTATACTTTGTTTTCTTATTTGAGGGGACAAAAAGAGTTGGGTAAAACTTCTCTCGGATTGCAAAATGTTTTCCATTTTCATACCCTCTAACGAGAAAGTTATCTCCAACCATCTGGACGTTTGTGTAAAAGCGCATTATTTAATCAAAGTTTGATACTTTTCAAGAAGTGTTGGCTTAGGGTCAGCAAGAGTCAGAATCTTATCTGACGAAATCATGTACTTATTATCAGAAGTAAACTCAATCAACCACGGAGAAAGTGTGCAGGCTGACTGGTTCAATAGAAATGGTTCAGTCAGCCTACAATCAGGTTCACCAAGTTCTGTAGTTACTTCCTCAATCTGACTGATCAGAATCTGATTGTTCGTCAGCAGAATCAATTTGATCGGGTTCATTTAAAACATCCTCTTCATACATTTTTTTAAGTCCAGGTGTTGGTTCCAGTGCAGTCACAAGAAAATCTGGAATAATAGGTACTACCTTATCAGCAGAGAACCTTGGCCAAGGGTTCAGAGAAATACTCATTTGCTCTTTCTCATCACCATCATCATTAGTAATTCGATACTTACCATTCACATCAATGGTACAAGGTTTCTCTAAAATATAAGTAATCAACTTACCTTCATAAAATCCCTCTTTAATGTCAGCAATCACTTCTTGACCAGATTTGAATACTACAATTTTTACAGACATAACTCTCCAATGCTCACTACGATTTTAGCACAAAAAAATCGGGGTGTCTATGGATTTTGCCATAGAACCCCGTGCGGCGACGATATTCAGTTTTATTTATGGGGTTGTTAGAAAGATTTCTGCTGTGGGTGGTCCATTAGGGTAGTACACTGCCGAGGGTCCAACTACTAAAAAGAGTCATTGCGGTCCCAATAGTGAGAGTGGCGGCTGTTAGATTCATAAGTCGTCCTCCATAAGTACATAACTATCTATACTATACTGTATCATAGTGATACACTTCTGTATCAACCGCAGCAAAAATTAGTCAGGATTTACAAATAATCCTTTCTTTGGTGGTGCTCTGGGACAATTTTTCCCAAAACAATACTCAGTAACCCATCCTCAAATACAGCTGATCTAACTTCCGTTTCATCTGAGAGGGTCCAAGATCTGGTGAAAGATCTCTGAGCCACTCCTCTGTGGACATACTCCGTTCCACCTTCTTTATCCTCTTTTTGTCCTTCGACAAAGAGTTTACCATCTTGTGTGTAGACATTGACTTCTGCTTTTTTGAATCCTGCTAGTGCTAGTTCTAGTCTCGATTCTGTGCTGCTGACCGTGACTAGATTGTATGGGGGATAGTTTGTCGTCGTTTCGTGCAGTTTAAACAGACGATCAAAGTATTCATCCATACCAATACTGTTTCTATTTATACGGTCCAACAGTTGATCCAAGTTGGCAGCATTGTACCTCGTAAGATTGTTCATCTTTACTTCTCCTTTTAAAGCGAGATTTGATTGTGTGGACCCCGAAGGCATCCATTATTATTTATAGCACGATACAAAAAAAGAGGCAAGGCAAAAACCGAACCTCTTTATAGGGTGTTCCGATTGTAGAGTGTGCCGCACGAAAAGCACGGAACTATTTATGACTCTTCTTGAGGTTTTGACTTCTTACCGATGTTATACTTCTGCTCAAGAATCCACTCACCTTTTTCTTTGTAGGGAAGAACCTTGATTTGATTCAAAGGAGCAATGTCGCCAATAAGGTCTGGTTTTACAACATCAACCAGTCCCCAATCAAACAAGAGTTTAACAATACGATTGCGTCTTTGAACATCATTTACTGTAAGATTTGCTCTCTTACCATCAAGAGCAAAAAGTTCTTTGAAATGGGTGATGTAGTATCTACCCTGCTTATGAAGGATGTGAGCACTTTGATAGAGTTTCTTTTCTTTTCTTGATGCAACTCCGATGCGAGTCAAAGTCTCTCTTACTTTCAGAAAATCATCAGGTTCACCAAGTGTAACCTCAACCATCATTTCTGGTGCCCACTGCACCTGTGCTTCAACAATTTGATTTGCCATTCTGTCCACCTTTTTCAAGTCGCTGTTTAATAAAATTAAGTTGTGTATTATTTAGGATTTTCAAAGCTTGAGTTGCTTTCTCATTACTATAACCATAGTATTGTTTCACAATCTCAATGTCCTTAACCTTATCTTTGCGGATCCAAGGAGAGAACCTTTTCTTTTTCCTGATGCTATTTAGATAGAAAGCATACTGCATATCTTTAGGAAGATGAGGTTGCATGTTCATCTCATTCGCATAAAGAATACAATCGACATGACCAGACATACAGCGATTGATGATGTAGGGAGGATAATCTTTTTTGTTTGATGGGTCTTCCATCAAGTTTTCTTTGGTATGATTAATTGAATTCAACCAGTCTTTCAGTTCCATTATTTAAATACAGCAGTAACACCAACAACTTTTGCACCAGGATTTTGTGCAAGAGCAACTTCTCTTGCATCCTGGTAGTCTCTTGCAATCACACTTTCAGTAAAGACTTGACCTGCCTTATACAATTTCACTTCGCATTTCATAATTAAACAATAGCAATTCTTTTCTTTCTTTCTGGTCTCTCATGTATTCACCAACAGACCTCATGGTATAAGTAAGGTCAAACTCGGCAGCATTCCAATCAACAAACCTATCTTTGATTAGTTGCGACGAATTGTAAGAAATAAGTTGATGACCGATAAAACGATCACAATCCCCAGCAAAGGTATCGTGGTCGAAGGACTTATGCATTGACCCTCGCTTACCGTAAAGGTTACTTCCGATCTCGTAGGGGGGATCAAGGTAGGTAAAGCACTCTTTGTCATCAGTAAGGAGTTGTTCATAAGTCAGATTAGTTATTTTCCAGTCGGAAATGATTTTGGAATAACCGGGCAGTTTTTCAATTCCGCGCAGAGTAAAATTATTTGATGATGCCTGCGCTGAGAAAGACGAGCTCTCAGTGAGTCCACTGAACGAGCACTTATTAACGACATAGAAATGAACAGCGCGATCAATAGCAGATAAAGTCTGATCATTGACCTTCTCCTTTGACTGTAAGAACAATTCTTTCGCCAATTCTGGAGTATTATTTGATGTCTTAAGATCAACCAGAGTATCTTTGAGTATATCCCCTCTATCTTGCAACTGTTGCCAAAAATTTACAAGTGGTTGATAAAGATCATTTACCCAAATATTTAGGTGTGGATACTTCTTTGCGACATGAATTGCAACACTTCCACCACCAAGAAATGGTTCTCGGTATTCCTTATAGTCCCTAAGGTCTGGAAAGTATGGATCCATTTTGGCGACTGCTCTGCTCTTACCGCCAGGATATCTTAGACAAGTTTTATAAGACTTCAGAGATTTCATTTTAAAGCTTTCAAAATAGCAAAGTAAATGCGATCAGTGCTCTCTGACATCGCATAATAACCAGACCCAACATAAATCTGACCTGCCACTACGGCAACAGTCGCAATGCCCCAGAAAATGTAATAAAATCTAGACTTTACCTGATTCTGTAGTTTCTTTTTCATAATCACACAATAAGTTTCTTTTCGTCTGGAGTAATCAACTTACTTCCATAAACTTCATTATACTTCTTGGTAATACCAGAATCAACTTCAGCAATGTATACAATGTGATTACGACACACTGTAATCTCAGGATTACTTCTATCAATCACAGTTGCCCAAGGAGCAAATCCAACAGAACCATTAGCAGTTGGAAGTACAACTAGACCATTCTGTACGGTCACAGTTGTTTCATCTTCAGTGAGAAGTTCTGCTACAACTTCTTCACCAGTTACGATACGAAATAGTTTTACGTTCATTTAAAATTACACTCACACATTAGTTCGGTCAACGCCGCCAGAAGATTAATTTCTTGATCTGCGACGAACGCAATCTGATACTGATACTTAGCAATAATGAGCACAGCAGCAGGAATGCTATTGTTTTCAAGGGATGTAAGAAGAGCATCGTAAATACGACGCAGAAGTACATCAGAGTCATTATCCAAATTACTAACGACCCACTTTCGGACTTCAGTGAAGTTTTTAGTTTTGAGATGCTTGATAAGTTCATTTACAGAAACGTCAGAAAAAGTTGCAAGAATACCACTATCAATCTTTCCACCAACAGAATAACGTTGGCACTCATTTAGAACACGTCTCCAATCAGGGAAGTGCTTATTGATGAGTTCAATAATTACCTTATCTTCGTATTCAATTTTCTTCTCTTGTAAGATTCCTTGAAGACGTTGATAAAAACCTGCAGCAAGTTTTGCCTTTTCTTTTCCTTTGATGTTGAAATCAACGACTGCACATCTGGAGTGGAGGGGTTCAATGATTTTGTTTTTGTAGTTGCAGGTGAAGATGAATCTGCAGTTGTTATAAAACGTCTCAATATTTGCCCGTAAGAGGAGCTGTACGTCGTTCCCTGTGTTATCTGCTTCATCAATGATGATAACTTTGTGTTTTCCATTGCCTTGAAGTGAGACGGTCGATGCAAAATTCTTTGCTTGGTTCCGTACCGTGTCCAGAAACCGTCCCTCGTCAGATCCGTTGATGACATAGCAATCAACTCCCAGTTCGTTACAAAGTGCTTTTGCTACTGTAGTCTTACCAATACCAGGAGGACCAGAAAGCAAGAGATTAGGAATCTCTCCCTTATTTAGAAAGTCCTTAAATGTCTTCTTGATGTGATCAGGAAGAATGCAATCATCAATAGTCTTCGGGCGGTAAGATTCCACCCAAAGAAAGTCAGTGTTGTTCATAATAAATCATACCCATTCAGGTTTGCGGTCGGGATAACGAAGATAATTATCTTTTACCCAAGGTTTG